GAAAAGGAAAATGCAAAATAATGGAATATCTTTATCTTATCACAATCGTACTAATCATTCTCTGGGTATTAGTAAATACGCTAGATGAACATGCTGAGTACAAGAAGGAAAATAAACAACTAATTGCGAGCAATGTCGCTCGTATGAATCTGAGAAACTCAGATAAGCAATTCACATACGACGTACAACCGCCCGTAGGTCTATCGAAGAAACAAAAGTAAGGAGCGTAAAATGGTTAGAAATAAATTGAAAGATTTAACAAATACGCTCTTTGCTCAATTGGAAACATTGGACGATAGGGATCTTACAGCAGATGAACTTAAAATTGAGCTGCAGCGTTCGA